CCAGCAGCAGTACGACGGCATCGCGGTCAAGACCGTAACCTCGACGTACCCGCAGGTAATGTTTGTCAACAACACCTACCCGGACTTTGACATTTACATCTACCCGCGCCCGACGCGGCTGCTGGAGTTTCACTTCATCAGCGTTCAGGAACTGACGCAGCCTGCGAACCTGTCCACGGACATCCTGTTTCCGCCAGGCTACTTGCGGGCGTTCACGTACAACTTGGCCTGCGAGATCGCGCCTGAGTTTGGCGTTGAGCCCAGCCCCCAGGTGCAGCGCATTGCGATGTACAGCAAGCGCAACCTCAAGCGCATCAACAATCCGGACGATGTGATGTCGATGCCGTACTCGCTGATCGCCACGCGGCAGCGGTTCAACGTTTACGCCGGCAATTATTGATCAGATGGTGCAGGTGGAATGATACAAACGCTTAAGCTCCAAGTATCTTTGATGCGCCTGCTCGGGCGTGTCAAAGCCGCTTTCGCGGACACGTTCGCCGTTTGCCATAATCTGCACTCTCCATTTTCCTTGATGGGCGCTGACACCAAGGAAGCCTGCTTTGTTGGCTTTGGTTGGGTGCCTCATGTTTTGCAAATTGCCAAAACGAGAAACTTCCCGAAGATTGCTGAACTTGTTGTTTTGTTTGTTTCCATCTCGGTGATCTATGTGAAACGCTGGAAAAGCGCCGGTCATGTACAACCATGCAAGTCTGTGCGCCAGCCGTTTTTGGTTGTTGATGGCGATTGCCCAATACCCCGTGTTGGTCGGGCTACCGGCGCGTTTACCGATAAGATCGGGGCGGCGGTGATGTTTTTTCCAAACAAAATCGCCAGTCTCTGGGTTGTAGTCAAGAATGGATTGGATATGGTCAGCGGTAATCATGACTTTGAGTTTACCATGGAAGCGGCCAAATGAAAAGCCCCATACTTGGATCAAGTTATGTTGCTCGGTCGGTAAACGCTGCTGACAACAGACTTGTCAATTTGTTTCCGGAAATTGTTCCGGAAGCGGGCAAGGAGCCGGCGTTCCTGAACCGCGCTCCGGGGCTAAACCTGCTCAACTCGATTGGCACCGGCCCGATCCGTGGCCTGTGGGCCTTCTCGCCGCAGGACGGCACCGGCTTTGTGGTGTCGGGCACCCAGTTGTACAAGATCAACAACAGCTACACGCCGACGCTTATTGGCACCGTGGCCGGCACTGGCCCGGTCAGCTTGGCCGACAACGGCACCCAGCTCTTCATCGCGGCCAACGGCCCGAGCTACATCTACAACAACACGACCAACGCCTTTGGGCAGATCACCGACCCGGACTTCCCCGGCGCAGTGACCGTAAGTTACTTAGACGGCTACTTTGTATTCAACGAGCCGAACAGCCAGAAGCTGTGGATCACGGCGCTGCTTGACGGCACGTCGATTGACCCGCTGGAGTTCGCCAGCACCGAAGGCTCGCCCGACGGATTGGTGGCTGTTATATCCAACTTCCGCGAGGTGTGGGCCTTTGGCACCAACTCGATTGAGGTCTGGTCTGACACGGGCGCAACGGACTTTCCTCTCCAGCGCATCCCCGGCGCGTTCAACGAGTTGGGCTGCGCCGCGCCCTATTCGATTGCTAAGATGGACAACAGCCTGTTTTGGCTCGGGCGTGACCGGCGCGGTCAGGGCATCGTCTACCGGGCCAACGGCTACGCCGGCCAGCGCATCAGCACCCACGCCGTTGAGTGGCAGATTCAGCAATACAGCGACTTGACGGACGCGGTTGCGTACACCTACCAGCAAGACGGCCACAGCTTTTATGTGCTGATCTTCCCCACGGCCAACACGACATGGGTCTACGACGCCGCCACCCAAGCCTGGCACGAGCGGGCGGGCTGGAACAACGGCGAGTTCACCCGGCACCGCAGCAATTGCCAGATGGCGTTCAACAACAAAGTGGTCGTCGGCGACTACGAGAACGGCAACATCTACGCCTTTGATCTGGAAGACTACTCGGACAACGGCAGCATCCAGAAGTGGCTGCGGTCGTGGCGGGCGCTGCCCACCGGCCAGAACAACCTCAAGCGCACCGCGCAGCACAGCCTGCAACTGGACATTGAGGCCGGTACTGGCCTGAATCTGGGCCAAGGCAGCGACCCCGAGGTCATGCTGCGCTGGTCAGACGATGGCGGTCACACATGGTCCAACGAGCACTGGGCGCAGATCGGCAAGATCGGCGAGTACTACCGCCGGGTGTTCTGGCGGCGCATGGGCATGACCCTGAAGCTGCGCGACCGCGTTTATGAGCTATCGGGCACCGACCCCGTGAAGATCAGCATCATGGGCGCAGAGTTGATTCTGAGTCCAACGAATGCTTAGCCCAACCACGCCAATCATTACGCCCCCACGGGTGCCGCTAGTTGACCCTCGCACGGGGCTGATCAGCCGGGCTTGGTACTTGTTTTTCCTGTCGCTCAACAACGCGACCACGGCGATCATTGACGACTCGGGCGTTACGTTCAGCGCCGAGTCGGCAATCGCGTCCCTTGACGCGGAACTGCAAACGCTGGCGCAGTTTGCGGAGACACAGCCCCCGGTTGTTGCTTTACCGGCTCCAGACGCGCTGACAGATTGCTGCTCGGGCTTGGAGTCGCAGATCACCGAGTTGCAAAAGCAAGTGCAGGCGTTGGAGTTAGCGCCATCGTTCGATTTTGGCACAATGGCTTTTGAAAACATTGGCATCTCGGGCACCGCTACGTTGGCAAAAATTACCGCTTTAGGTTCAGACGGGTCTTTGACCTTCACCGATGGCATCATTACCGCATACGTGGCACCAACATAAGGAAACATCATGACCGTATCAGTAAAAGTCCTCGTTCCGGCCAAGACAGTCGAGAACACTCAAACCACCCAGTACACAGCGACTGGCGTGACAACCATCATCGACAAGTTCACCGCGACGAACTACAGCGCCAGCGCTGCAACGATCAGCGTCAACCTCGTCACGGCGGCTGGCTCGGCGGGCAATCAGAACTTGATCACCAAGACCAAGACTTTGCAGGCGTCCGAGGTGTACACCTTTCCCGAACTGGTGGGCCAGGTGCTTGGCATCGGCGACTTCATCTCGACGATTGCCGGCACGGCCAGCGCCATCAACATGCGCGTTAGTGGGCGTGAGGTTACCTGATGAAGTTTATTGAGCCTGAAGTGCGGCATCACTTTGGCGGCGGTGTCTACGCCAAAGAGGCGTTCATCCCCGCTGATAAGTGGCTTGTGCAGCATACGCACAAGTTCGACCATCTGTCGGTGCTGGCGCAAGGCTCAATTGAGTTGATTGTTGACGGTCAGAAGTCTGTCGTCCACGCCCCGGCTTGTCTAACGCTTGAGGCCGGCAAACACCACGGCGTGCGCTCTTTGACAAACGTGGTTTGGTACTGTATACACGCGACGGACTGCACTGATGAGGATGAAGTCGATGAGGTGATTATTGCCTCGACGGATTCTGATCAGGTGCGTAAAATTGCTCAATGCTTGAGCGAAGGAGTTTGATATGCCTTGGATGATACCAGCAGCAATTATTGGAAGTTCGTTACTTGGCGCCAGCTCATCTCGCAGCGCGGCCAATACGCAAGCGCAAGCTGCCCGTGAAGCTGGTGACGTGCAGCGCGAGATTTTTGAGCGGCAGGTTGAACTAGGCAGACCCTACCGTGAGGCTGGTGAGCAGGCGCTTAACCGGCTGATCCCGCTAGCGACCGAGTACACGCCGTTTGGGACGCAACAGTTCCAAGCCGACCCTGGGTATGCGTTCAGGCTGTCCGAAGGCCAGAAGGCGCTGGAGCGTTCGGCTGCGGCTCGTGGTGGTTTGATGTCAGGCGCGACCGGCAAAGCATTGACGCGCTTCGGTCAAGAAATGGGTTCGCAAGAGTATCAGAACGCTTTCAACCGCTACCAAGCCGAGCGCCAAGCGCGGCTTAACCCGCTGCAATCGCTGGCCGGCGTTGGTCAGACTGCGGCCAACACGCTGGGCGCGCAGGCCGGGCAATTCGGCTCCAACATGGCTGAAACTCTTGGCGCGGGCGCTCAGGCTCGCGCATCCGGCTACATGGGTGCAGCCAACGCTATCGGCGGCGGCTTGAACCAGTACATGAACTACAGCCAGAATCAAGCGCAGAACTCGCTGTTGCAGCAGGCGCTTGGACGAAACCAAGGCTACACAGGCACAGGTGGTTACGGCGCAGGCTACACTGGTGATGTGCCTGGCTACGGCATGGGGTACTAATCATGGCACTCGTCAATCCTCAAATCGCAATGTCGTACCGGCCCACGGTTGAGTACCAGCCGCGCAACGCCTTGGCCGAGGCGGCGCAGATTCAGCAGCTTGTGGGCGGTCAGCGCCAGGCTGAAGTAGCCAACATGCAGCTAGAAGACCTACGCCGTGAACGAGATACGCTTGGGCAGATTCAAGCCGCAATTGTTGCCAAAGGCGGGCCACCCGATCTTGAGGCTGCTGCCGATGCAATGATTAAAACCGGAAGACCCGAGTACTTGACTCAGGGTATGGCTATTCGCACAGCCCTTCGCAATCAACGCGAA